CTACAGTACCGTTTTCAACTGCGTTTATACTCAACTCATCTGTAGCCGCGTTATAAACTCTAAATTGGTTTGTTGATAAACGTAATCCGCCAGATCCTGCATCTTTAATATGGCTATTGCTACCATCATGATAGAGCTGTAGATCAGAGCCAGCACCAAAAACGGCCTTGTCGTTGTCGCCAAAAGACACGTCACCTGTAGTGGTAATAGACGTAAACGTACCTGCACCAGCAGAAGAACCACCAATGGTTACACCATCAATAGTACCGCCGTTAATGTCAGCAGTATCGGCCACAAGGCTGTCAATGTTGGCTACGCCATCAATAAAGAGATCATTCCACTCTGCGCCGACTGCGCCTAAGTTATAGGTGTCGTCAGCAGAAGGGAGAAGGTTAGAAGCAATGTCTGCCGTAACGGTTACAGTGTCTGTAGCGGCGTTGCCTAGAACTGTATTGCCGTTGACAGTAAGCCCGTCAATAGTAACGGTGCCTGTGAATGTTGGGTTATTTGCGTCTGACTTAGAGGCAATCGCTGTTGCGATGTTGTCAAATTCTGTTTCAAACTCTGAGCCACGGATGATCTTACCTGAGTCACCAGACGGCAAGGAATCCTTTGCTTCAAAGTCAGTGGTCTTTGTGTAGTTGGACATGGCTAAGTTTCCTCTTGCCTAGCTAAATCAAAAAAGAAGAAGGGGGCCATAAAGACCCCCAAGAGTTTCTTAGGCTGGGACAGCCAGAATGAAACCAGCTTCTGGACGGTATGCTTGGACACCGTAGAGGCAGTCAGCAGTGTACAGAGTTGAGAGGTACTCCTGCTTGTACTGAGTCTGTGAACGTACAGACATTTGCTCTGCAAGGACTACAGCGTCACGGTGGAACAACAGAGCAGCACGCTTGCCTGAAGCAATAGTTGCACAGTTGTTAGACACGTATACGTCTACACCGTAGAGGTTACCGATGAGGCCAGACTGAACGCCTTGACCAGATACGAAGTCAGAAGACACGTAACGGTCGATACCCATGATTGAGTTACGAGCAGAAGGAGGAATAACAAGGCAACGATCTTCCATAGGTACGTTGTTGTCATCAAGCTTCTGGATCATGTCACGGAAGAATCCGTCGCTGAACTCAGTGTTAGCTGGGAGTGCTTGTCCAGTAAACGCAGTAGTAGTGCCGTTGTTGTTGAAGAAAGCAGCACTGTTCTGGTAGCTAGTAGCAGTTGGAGACAGAGTCATTGTTCCGTCACCGAAGCCAGTAGCAACAGCGTGAAGGTCAGTGTCGATCTTAGTAGCAAGAGCGTAACCAGCATCTTCAGTGTAGAACTGACGGAGGCTGTTAAGTGCTTGTACTTCAACAATGTCTTCGATCAGACGTGAGTATTCAAAGTGACGGTTAACGTCTACTTGGATTTCGCTCTCTGTGTTAGCAATGATGTTAACAGCAGCGTTCTCAGCCTTGACGCTTGCGTCTGCACGAGTAGGCTTAGGGATGTGGAGCTTGTCGCCCTTCTTGCCTGTCATGCCAAGCTTCTTTACAAGAGGAACCATCTTGAGGTTCTTCTGGTAAGCAGCAATGATCTCATCGCTCCAGATTTCTGGGATGAAAGTTCCTGCTTCAGTTTTGCCGGTAATTCCGGTGGCGCCGGGATATGGTACAGTAGCCATGATAATCTCCTAGATTACTTTACACGACCCTCTGCGTATGCTGTCAGTATCTCTTCTGACAAGGATTGGTAACGCTCGGGGTCAGTTCTCATTAGTTTAATAATGTCGGCCCTGCGATATACTTTCTTACGTGTCCCTTCGGCGCTGCCTCGTGCATTACCTGTATTAGCTGCCTTGAGTGTCTGCTTACGTGCCTGCTTTTCAACCTTGGCAGTTTGCTGTGCTACTGTTTTACGTTCTTTCCAGAGTGTAAACAGTTCGTCAGCAGAGTCAGCGTCGTACTGTTGGTCAGCTGCTACAAATAACTGAGTCCTAATCTTGGAAGCTTTGATCCATTCAGCAAACTTAGGATCACTAAGAATTTGCTGCATATCTGGATGCTTGTTGTTTAGAGCAGCCAAAGTAGACTGTTTCTTATAGTCTGCCGTGTACTGTTCTGCTTCACGTATCTTAGGATGATTCTCAATTGCACGATTTACGGCACCTTGAGGATCTGTAAAATAGTCTATATCGTCTTCAGGCTCAACATGTTGTGGTTGAGGTGCTGATTGTGTTTGACTACTAATGTAATCATCCACGACTTTACGAAGTTCACCTACTTCAGAAGACTGACGACCCAGTAGCTTTTCAGCTTCTTGGTGCATCTTAACTATATCTTCTAAAGACTTACCTTGGTACTTATCTGGTAAGCTTGTTTCTTCTTGAGGTTGCTCAACTTCTACTTCCGCTTCTTGTTGAATCTCGTTAACTTCGTTGGTTTCGATCTCGTCCACGTTTTCCTCTTCAGGTTGTGGATCTACAATCATTGCTCTTGACATTATTAAACTCCGTGATTATAATCATTGTGGAGATGTTTATTTTCTACCTGCTTTTTCGTGTTCCCTAACCCATTTCATGTGCGCTCCGGGGAATGAACCATCGGAACCATTAAGGTGGAAAGACGGGGCAGATACCATTTTTGTAGCGTTAGCACCACAACCGCACCTACTGGTTGTAGTACCGTCCTTTACAAATGCTTCAAAGACATGTCCGTTAGTACAACGGAAGTCATAAATTTTATACATCTACAGGGCCTTCTTCTTCTACTTCAGCTTGCTCTCTGGCAGCTTCTATAGTACCCTGAAGATTAATTACAGTGGCTAGAGCAGCAACTTGACCTTTACGATAGAAGAGTTCTTCTACGTCTTTTACAGTCTGTATGTCTGCTAACTGTTGTGCATTGTTAGATAACTCTTGTAGGAGTTGTTTGAAACCTTCGTGATTGAAGAGTTCGTTGTAGTTGTCGAAGTAGGTTTCAAGCTCAGGTGTCATAAGTTTCTCTAAAGTTGTTTAACTATAGTTTTATTATAGCACACTTTTATACAGATGTCAAGCTTTTCTTGTAGATTTCCTACGTTTGCCTGAAGCTGTGACAGCATGTTTGATTTTAGCAGGCCCTGTTTTGCGTCTAGCAGAAGAAGCCTTCTCAGCTTTTGTCATCTTAGCTGCGACTGCTTTAGGTCTACAAGAGGGGTAGGGACGCTTAGACTCACCCTTCTTAGCAGACTTGCGTCCACAGGGTTTACCTGTCTTAACGTCTACCCACTCCTCCTTAAACCACTTCTTGAGGGCAGCACCTTTCTTACTTTTTCTTACGGCCACTTTTGTTACCCCAGTTCTTAGCGCCGACTTTACGGCATTTAGCTACAGCACCAGAGGCGTATGCAGAAGGCCAGACCTTGTATCTGGACTTGACCTTCTTTGCACAAGCGTCGTTAGCTTTCTTAGTTTTAGCTTTAGGCATGTTTAGTACCCCTTGGGTTTGCTCTTGCCTTTCTTCTTTCGCTTACCTGAACAGTTTGGCATGGTAGCCTCCTTACTTTTTGTGGACTTTTTGGACTTCAAAGTTAGCTGACTTAGAAGCACCCTTGTGTGGCTTGTAGCCGTCTGCAGGGTCTTTCATCAGCTTGTAACCTTTACCACTTTTCATCCAGTGATGGCCTTTAGGTGCATTGACTTTCATATTATCACCACTTCTTACACGACCAGTATCGTGCCGTTAGTTTACTAGGTGGGTTTGTGTCACACTTGTGACGTGCCCTGAACGACTTACGACGTGCAGGTTGGTCTTTCTTAATAGTCATTTTAGCGTCACCAAAACGAATAGTCTTAGTCTTGTCGCCTTCCTTAGCTACTACTACAAACTTCTTCGTAGGGTGACTAGGCGTCCTTTTTGGTTTGTTGTACCCGCTTACGCCCGCTCGTGTTAGTTTTGGGTCCTTGGACTTTGGCATTTTGTAATTCCTCTACTTGCTTTGTTAGCTCTTGTACTTGCGCTTCCAAAGGACTTACCATTTGTTGCATCCTGTCTAGAAACATTTGAAACTCAG